GCTCTCTCGAGAGAGAGAGCCGTGCAGTGCATTATCCACCTACTACAGTAATGTAGTATTTTCTAGATTTCGATCTAGAGTACGGTTTCCCTTTAGATTGGAGGACACTTTGCCCACTAGTACTCGGCGTCGTAATTTGAAGCCAGGCCCATCGGTTAGATGGGAGCCCGGTCGATTCGAAGAAGAATCTGCCGGTGGCAAAATTACGAAACTGGGTCCTAGTGGTGGCTTAGTGCCTTTCAAGAGACAGGTTACTGTCTCGGAAGGCCATAAGAAGATAGCGGGTAAATATCGATCCGGCGGGCCGTTCTATACGACTCGCTGGGGACGTAGGTACTCGCCTGCTCCTTTGGCTCACGGACAAGTCAAGCTCTCCACTGGATCTTCGATCCGGTGGTTTGGGCCATGTCTTTTCCCACAGGCAATTAGAACTGCTTTCCAGGCCGAGGAAATTCCTGAGGTCAATCAAGACCTCTCTCGGCTTGGTGCAGAAGCTATTTCCCTGTGCTCACCCGCAAATCCTGCGAGTGAGGTGGGAACTGGCGCATCAGAACTATACCGTGAGGGCATTCCTGCCCTTCCTGGTATCCCCACTTGGAAAGAGCGTACTGCTCTTCTTCGTGGGGCTGGTTCTGAGTATCTCAACAAAGTATTTGGTTGGGATCCTCTCATTACTGAAGTGGAAGATTTAGTTTCCACTGTCCGTAAAAAGCGTGATATACTTAATCAGTATTCACGCAATGCGGGTAGTAATGTTATGCGCGAGTTCAAATATCCTCTAAAGAAGACCGAGTCGGAGAGCACCGTTTCCACTAGCCTCAAAGCCGTTGTTGGCGATGTGGGTAGTGAATATTACGATGCTAATGAATTCGGAGCTTTTCCGAATCCATCCACTCGGCCAGGTAGGGTTATCAGAACCTCTGGAACTCGGACTAGGACCTGGTTTAAAGGCTGCTTTACCTATGCAGTTCCCTCCCAAAGTGACTCTTGGAAGAGACTGTTAGGGTACGGCAGCAAAGCCGATATTTTATACGGCGCCAGCCTAAATCCCGAGCTCCTGTGGAACCTTACCCCATGGAGCTGGGCCGTCGATTGGTTCAGTGATGCTGGTGATGTTATCAACAACATCAGTAATTACGTTCGCGCGGGCCAGATTATGCGTTACGGGTTCGTGATGCAGGAAACTGAATCCTACATCCGTTACTCCGCTGACTCTTCGGGTTACCGAAGACTGCCCTCACCAGCTGTTATGGAAGTTTTCCGTATCAGCAAAGTGAGACAGCAGGCTAATCCGTACGGATTTGGTATTGGTTGGGCAGATTTGTCTACTACCCAGCTTGCCATAGCCGCTGCATTAGGGATCACCCTAGCGTAGCGTGTAATATGCATTACACAACCACTACGAGGCAATTAGCCTCATTTAGGAGTGTGCCTGATGGCATTGGCCGATCCGCAGTCCATTAAAATCTCTGGTACCACTACTTCTCTCCCGAGGACTTCTACTTCGGGCGGGAAAAGTGAATACACGAGTTCTGATGGTACTATCAAGGTGTCGCTCTCTACCCAAAGTGGGTCGAGAAAACGACAAACTTGGCGCGTCGACGTGAGCAAAATCACGGCTGATCCGTTTATTCCAGCTCAGAACACCGAAGTTTCGATGTCTTTTTACATCGTCTTCGATCGTCCTGTCGCTGGTTTTTCGAATGCCGAAGCTTTGGCTATTGCTACGGGGGCTATTGAAACCCTCACGGCAACGTCAAACCTCGTGCTGACGAAACTTCTTGGTGCTGAGAGCTAATGGAGGTTAATCCTTTCATTAGTTCAAGTCACCAGAAGCAAACTAGGTTCGAGACTGTCTTTTCAAGGCATATCTCGAACCTCCTTATCAAGGCATATCTTGCCCTGAAAGGAGTCAACCGTGCATAGAACGGACCTAAATCCGCTCTATTTCCTCCTTGTGATGGCCTGCTTGGTCATCATTCTTGGAGGGCTCTCGCTTGCTCTTTTTGGATTTGGTCTTATGACCTGATCCATGCGGGTGAATTAACCCGCATTGAGCATGCCCAGTGCCCAGGCTAAGGAATACTAACCCCCAATTAGGAGGCAGTATTGAAAAGCCTGACCGCACTCTGGAAAATATTAGCAATTGATTTTGCTAATAGGTGTTGCACTAGCACCACCATGGACATTAAATACGTCCAAGGTCGGATCAAACACGAGGGTATTTCGTTTTTCACGATTACCCTTGCAAGCTTTGGAAAGGAATTTCGCACTTTCCTTGACCAAGGCCTGCTTTCTGACGCGGCTTTCCCGGGTTTTAAAAGGGATCGCCGAGGTCTCCCCCTATTCTTAGGAGGTTTCCTTCAGAGGGTGTTTGATCCTTGTACTGGTGTCTTGCTTGATGACCCTGACATAGAAGCAATATATGCTGTTCATCAGCTTACGCTGATGTTTAGCAAAATTGAACTTCCTTGCAGCGATGCTAGGATCAGTTCAGCTATGTCATCGTTTGTCGAGTGTGAGAGCGAGGTTGCAAAGTGGAATTCTGACGTGGATAATTCAGATTTATTGGATTTCCACCGAATGTCTTCTTTACTTTACGCCTCTCTGTTCTCGAGCATTGACCGTATGGTCTATGACCGTGAACTAGTCCCGAAACATGGTCCAGGTGCGACCGCAGATAAATTCTACGGTAATAGCAAGTTCACTTGCCGTACCTGGACTGAGAGACTGGAGGAGTATTTCCCTGCTGGGGAATATCTCTTCCCTTCTCCATCTCATTACTTTAACGAGTATGAGACTGTTTCATGGCTCGAACCTGGTGCTGAGATCCCAGTTAATGTGATCTCAGTACCTAAGACGCTAAAAACGCCCCGAATAATAGCAATTGAGCCAACTGCTATGCAATATGCACAGCAGGCAGTTCTTGAGCCATTAGTCGATGGAATTGAGAATTGTTATCTCGATTCCTTTATCGGATTCCGTGATCAGGCGCCTAACCAACGCCTGGCTATGGAGGGCTCCCTTTCATCAGGGAACCTTGCAACGCTAGATCTTAGCGATGCATCCGACCGCGTTTCTATTCGCCTGGTTGAATCGATGTTCCAGGACCACCCCCATTTGCTTGGGGCAGTCTTGGCGTGTCGATCAACTCGTGCGAACGTTCCTGGACATGGTATTATTTCCCTGTCCAAGTTCGCGTCTATGGGTTCAGCTCTTACCTTTCCCATCGAGGCACTTGTCTTTTTGACTTGTGTCTTCCTTGGGATTGAGCAAGAGCTCAAGACCCAGTTCAGATCCTCTACTGATGTCAATCAGTATGTGGATCAGGTGCGTATCTATGGGGACGATATTATCGTTCCTGTAGAATATGTGGATTCTGTCATCGCCCAGCTTGAGCGTTTTAACGCTAAAGTTGGGCTCCCCAAGTCTTTCTGGACTGGAAGGTTCAGAGAGTCCTGTGGGAAGGAGTATTTTGATGGTCATGATATTACTTCTATCAAGATCCGTCATATGCCTCCCTGTGATAGAACTGACGCTACTGGGTGTATGTCATGGGTCGCCACCCGGAATCTGTTTTATACAAACGGACTCTGGGCAGGTGCTCGTTACATGGATTCATACATTCGTCGAGTACTTCCGTACTTTCCGAATGTTGAATCAACTTCACCCGCGCTTGGCCGCATTTGTTCTCTCGGTTACTCAACCGAGCGAATGTGCGATTCACTTCATAGGCCTTTGGTTAAGGCTTTTGTTGTGAAGTCCAGGGTTCCCATCAATTCTCTTGATGGCCCTGGTGCCTTGCTTAAGTTTTTCCTTAAGCGCGGCAGTTTGCCATCTGCCGACAGGAAACACTTAGAGCGTTCAGGACGCCCGCGTGTCGTCGACATCAAACCGCGGTGGACTGTCCCTTTCTAATTTAAGGGACAATGTGATATAATAATCACCAGAGAGACTCCGTTATGGACTTACCCTTCATTGGGTCTGGGTCCTGAGCGGTCCCAGCGTCCTCATACGGCCTTCTCCGGAGGGGTG